CGTTATCTTTTAAATACCCTCCCATACGCTGAGCATATTGCATAGATGTTTGAAATGCAGTCTCTTGCCTTTCTCCTGTTGCAGTTAACTCAGATTGCTTAATGAGTTGTTTTTCCAACTCCATTGTTGTCACACCCATTAAATCTGCAGTCTGCTTCTTTTGGTAATAATCCATTTGGTTAAATGCGTTAATACCACCGAGCTGAGTCAGCATTTCTTTATAAGCGCCTTCTATGTCTCCTTCATAAGCAAGTTGTTGAGCTTTATCTACATTTATCTGTCTACCTAACATCACGCTTAATTCCATAGCGCTTGTTCGTGCTTCGTCAATATTAAGTAATTTGTCTCCTAATGAAGACATCTGTTCTAATGTTGTTCCTAACTTTCCAGCTTCTACAGCCATTTGACCTAGATTATCAACTGAAAGATTACTAAATTTAGATGTCAGCTCTAAATTATCTGCTACATCTTGAGTTACCTTTCCTATAGGTAGATTTGCACCTCTTGCTAAATTTGCTGTAGTTTTTAATGATTCTTTTGCAGACTCTATTGTAGAGCCTTCCATTAACATCATTTTACCTATAAGCTTACCAGTTGCTTCTGAACTTATTCCTAATTCCTTTGAAAGCTTTGCAGCTTGAAATACAGTTTCACCTGTTATTGTGTTTAGGTTTCCTGCAGCGTCTGCTAAACCTGCCATTGCATCTGCATTGTCTTTTGTGTTTATACCAAATGCGATACCTTTAAGGTTTGCAGATAGCATTTCATTTGCTAAGCCTGCAGCTTGGCCTCGTGATACTCCTAAGTTATCGCCAGCATCTGCCATTGCACCAACAAAGTCGCTTCCTGCATCTATAAGTGCAGCGGCAAATATTCCTGTAGATACTGTTAAGTCGTTGACAACTGCAAATGCATCTTCTAATGTATTTTTAAATGAACCAAAATATTCATTTACCTTTTGCTCTGCTGCTACTCTTTTATCGTATAAGTCATTTATTTTTTGTTGCTCTTTTACAATTCTCGAATTGTCTACTGCTTGCTGTCTTGTTTTTTCATTTAATTCTTGAGCCAATGATTTTTGTTTTTCTACTGAATTAAGAAACTGCTTTGCCTTTCCATAAGACACACCTTGTAATTTAGAAAGTTCTCGTGTTTGCTCTGCTCGCTTTCTAGCTTCTTCTGTAGTTAAAGTCTGAGTCTTGAATATATCATCTACAAGACTTCTTATTGCTCTAAGATTTTTGCCTTGCTGTTCAAGGCCTTTGTTTAACTCATTTTGATTTTGTATGTCTTTATCATTTGCCATTTATTAAAGACCTAACTCGTCTGCAAGCCTATCAACAACTGCAATATTATCATTTGCCTGTTTAAGAGTTTTTCTAAAAGCATCAACCTTCTTTTTAGCACCTGGGCTTTCTTTTGCAAGAGCATCTAACTCTCTTTCAAACCTTGAATCTCTAGATTTTTTAAGTACATCAGATATGTGATTAAGTACACTGTCAATTAATCCTTCTGTTGTAATGTCTTTATTTTCAGAAAGTTTTTCTGTAGCTATTCTTCTTACGTATTCTCTAAGCTTGCTTTCCATTTGATGTCTCTCCATCTTATACTAAATTAGTTTTATATAAATATCAACTTCTATTAGATTTTGAGAATGTAGGACGATTTATACCTTTACGAGTACTTTTACCTTTTTGTGCTTTTTCTACTGCTTCTTGTTCTTTTTCATGCTGTTTGTTTAGTGCACGTAAATAAAATGTTCTAAGGTATATAGGCATTTCGTATACATCTGTGTGAGTATACCCACCATTCCCGTGATAGATAAGCTGAAATATCTGCTGGTGTAAAACGGCCTTATAATTAAGACCTAGGCCAAAAAAAGTCGACCGTCATAGGTATTGTGACTGTAGATTCTGCACCACATTCTGAGCATTCATGATATGTTGTCATGTTAACATCTGGCGATACAGTTTCGATATGGTTTCTAAAAGCTAATGAGTCTCTTGATATAAACTCGTTTTCTACAAAACTATTTATTGCCATTCTGCTATCTTCACCATCTATAGATGTAATTAGTTGTTTTAATCTACTTGTTAAATCATATGAAACTACATTAGAACGAGTTTTCTTTTTCATTCTTTTAATTTCATTTTGGATTTTTTCTTCATCTGCATGTGTCAATAATCTAAATCCTATAACCTTTTTACTTAAAGGTAGTTCGAATTCAAATGAATTTCCTTCTGTTATTTCTACATCTTTATTTTCTAATGAAGCTAAGTCTATTTCAACAGTTTCTTTGTGACTACATTTAGGACAAGTTATTTCAACTGGATATTCGGCACCATAACCTAATATTCTTGCTGCAATCATTACTGCATTTTTATCTCCTAATAGTAGGTCATCATAGTTTATTTTACTTCCTTCTCCATTACCTACAATAAGTGAACGCAATAACATATCTATTACCACACCTTTCTGGATAAGATTAGATGACGTTAGAATGTCTTCTTCTTTAGCAGTCATGTATTTCATCTCTACTTTACCTGTTCTTAGCGGATGCTCTTCAGGATATAGTAAACCTTTACTTGGTAAATCTATAATTTCAGTTGGAAACTTTGATTTCTTGATTTCGCTAATATTAGCGTCTTTAATAAGTTGTTGTTTTAACTCGTCGTTTGACATTTCCTTTCCAGGATAGTTGTCGGTCATTTTTGCCATTATATAACTCCTTGTGTTGTTTTGTATAACTAGTATATATAAATATATATGAACTTAAAAAAGTGCAAAAAAATAGCCTGCATAAAACAGCAGGCTAAATTTAATATATAATATAATGGCTTATTAGTATTGTAGCACCCAATAGTCACATCTGATAGTCATTGTGATTGTAGCAGGTGCTCCATCTTCGTCCCAACTCATCTCTCCAAAATCAGCATCTGTAATGAATGCGCCTTTTCCGCTCCACTCTTCTACCTTATCACCTACAGGTCCAAGTACATTGATTGTTACGTCTTTCTTATAAAAGTCAGCGTAACCATTTCTACCTGTTACTGATTCGTGGTGTAGTCTTACCCATTCCATAACAGCTTGTGCGCCTGATGGTACAATTGGGTCGTAAAGTTCTACTGTTATAGCATCCCAGTTACTTCTACCTTTAATGAATCTAGAATTGTTAATATGTTTGATTTCAGTTTCATTATTCACAATCTTTGGTCTGTTTGCCTTTTTTACAAGGTATGAAGGTATACCGTCAACGTAAAATACGAATCTGTTTTTTACCTTTGGTTCAAAAGCTGTGAACATTAGTTCTGTTGGGTCTATTAAATTTGCCATTTATTTATCTCCTATTTAATATAAATATCCTTAATCGTTAAATGTTGCGCCTGTTGGCATAATGTTAAAGTCAATAACAATGAATTCTGCTGCTTTAGCAGGTTGGATAAATATATCACCTTTCATTATATTTCTATCAATTACATCTGGTGTATTGTTTGATTCGTCCATTACTACCTTGAAAGCATAAAGACCTTGTCTCTGTTGTACTGATTCCATATATGGATTTACTTGAGCCAAGAATCTGTTTCTTGTTGCAGTAGTGTTATTTTCAAATATTAAATACTTAGATACTGATGCAATGAATTTTTTAAGATTGATTAATAATCTTCTTACGTTTACACGGTCAAGAGCAGAAGCTTTCTTTTGTAGAGTTTTCTGTCCCCATACACAAACACCTTCACCAGGGAATGTTGCTACCGGATTAACGTTTCCATCATATAATACATCTCTATTAGCATGTGTTAATTTTCTTGCAGCTTGTACAACTGTTTCCTGTCCACCTCTATTCAAACCAGCAGGAGCAAACCATTCTGCAGCAACCTTATCATTAAATGCATAAATACTTGGCATGATTACCGATTGTGGTACCCATATGTATTTACCTGTAGCAGTGTCTGCAATCTGTACCCATGGCCAATACATTGCTGCATATGATGAGTCAAAGTTTTCTGCCTTTTGTACTACTGATGCAAGGTTTGTATCCTTGTCATAATTAACAGGGTCAATGATTGTCATTACATCACCACGTTCTTCACATTTAGTAACCATTACATTTGTTAATCCTGTTGACATTTCATAAGAAAGTCCTGGAGCAACTAGTAAGTTAATATCGTATTCATCTTGATTAGATAATAATTTGAATGCAGTGTTGTATGCTTCATATCCATCAGTTCCTGATGTTACGTTAAATCCTTGGAAGTTTGTTTCAACAGAATCTCCATAGAAGTTAGCTGGAGCTACAGTACCGTTACCGTCGCTTCCTCCAAAGAAAGAACCTGAACTATTGTTAATTGGAAGAGATGCTGTAGCATTAGTGTCTCTTATATCTCCATTTTCATCTAAATAATCTACTGTATTTAATATAGAAGTTTCATCGATGTAAACAAATTGTGAGCGATTCTTAAAATTACCGTTTGGTTGTATATATGGATTTGCAGATGTAGCGTCTCCAACAGTTGGTCTTTGAGTACCAATTACTGCACCAATATAATTTTTTTCGTTAGGGTCAAGTGATAAGTTATTCCATGTTTCTAGAATTACCTTTCTCTTGCTTGAGTCGTTACCTCTTCTAATTAATAGTGTAAATGTACCTTTTTTCTCATTTACATTTGTAACTTCCCATCTTAAGTTTTCTTTTGTACCGTGTTTTGTACCAACACCTGAAAGAGATGCGGAAACAAATACATCGTTTGTTTGAACCTTAAGTGTAGTATCAGAATCACCTGGTCGGCTATTCATGATTGCACCGTCAGTGTGAGCTTTTACATCGAACGATCTTGTAAATGATGCGTATGTTGAACCAGATGCAGCAACTCCAGGTTTTAAAGCTAATGCACTAACTCCAGCAACTAAATTACTTGTTGTAAGACCTGCTCCATGTGCACCTGAACCAGTAACTACAATGTTACCAACAGATGCTGAACCACTAAATGCTAGTGTACCAGCTGATTCAGAAACTGCTGTATCTCCTGTTATTGCAGCAAATGATGTTCCGTTACCAGCAATAAAGTTGTCATAAGTAGTAGCTAAATCAGCACCTAACTCAACATAATAAATTGCAGGTGTTACTGACGTGTTATTTGGTGGTACAGGTGTATCAACAACATTAAATTGGTATGCAGTACCAGTTGATGCAGTATACTGTATTACATCGCCATCAGATAGGTTAGCACCTATAGTATATGAACCTGAAGGTAATACAGCAGCTACAGTTGTTCTTTCTAAGTGAGTACTTGCAGACGCGTTCATAGCAGATCCAGGGTCTAGAATTCTAACAATAGTAGCAGGGCCACCGTGTTTTAAATATTCTTTTGCCGTAATCGACGTTAAGTATTGATAGTAATTACTACCTGATTTAAAAGAATCTCCAAACAATGCTTGATACTCAGAATATGAAAATACTTGAGTAGGAATCATTGCAGGTCCTTTTACTGTAGGGCCGACTATTGCAGCACCTATTTGAGCGACTCCCTGCTGAACAAATGATAAATCATTTTCTCTTGTAAATACACCAGGGCTAATTATTTTTTCAGCCATTTATTTATCTCCTATAATAAGAATTTAGTT